CCGATTTTCACTTATCCTTAGGAAGGATTTGTGAAATTAACAATTCCCATTGCTGTTGAATTAGCAGCATGAGATAAAGCTGCACCGAATAATACATCGGCTACAACAGAAGTTGCTAAGTGATCAATATCATAAGATGATTGAACTCTTGGTGCTACTTGCTGTGCAAAGTAAACAGATTGTCTGTTGAAGATAGTTGCAGTTTCATCTGCTGAACCACCATCATCGTCCCAGTCAGTAGAAGGGAAAACATTCAAGCCATAAGCTGACATGATTTTACCTTGTGCATTTGGGGCTGCCCCATCTCCTCTAACATTGGCATCTGTAAAGTCACCTAATGATAGTAAAGACATGTAAGAAGCAGGTGAACAATATAAATTGTGGTCACCATCTGTGTAGTCAAATCCTGCATCAAGAAGTTTTTGTAAACCACTTCTTAATAATGCAGTTGTGAATGTGTTATCAGTAGCTAAAGCAGTATCGTTACCTGTAGCAGCTTGTAGAACATCTACAGCTAGGTAATTCTCTACTTTTTTAGCTAAAGCATAGCCCATTGATTGAGCATAAGCATTAAACAAATCTGCAGATTCTTGTACTTTTACAATATCTTCAATTCGTTTAGCTTCGTAGTGATGTTGATCCACAGCTAGTTGAATTACACCATCTGTGTTATTTTGATAAGTTACTGCACTTCCTGCAGACTTAGCAGCAGCAGTATCTTCTGCTACTTTCGGTATGTTAAGTATGTCGCCACCACCTGCTAACATAGATGAGAAGTCTGATACTTGGTTACGAAGAACGAATTTTCGTTCTGCATAGTCAAGGATTGCATCTCTCCACATTTCAGGTATAAAATTAGCAGCAGTTGTTATTGTTACATTTCCATCAGCCATTTTAATCTCCTTCGATTAGTTTTTAGCATACCCCTCTACTATCTGTTTCCAAAGAGTTGGATTCTTCTTTGCAGCTTCTCTATCCTTTTGAGATAAATCTGCCCACTTCGTATTTGAAGCGAACTTGCCACTAGAAGTAACTTCTTTAGCATCAGATATTTGCACTTTACTCTTTCCCAGTCTTTCAATGTGCTTTTCCAACTTAATTGTTGTGAGGTCTTGGTATATATCTTGATCATCATCTGAAAGTTGGGACAGCAGATGTTCTCGTCTTTGTTTTTCTTGGATTTCAAAGTTTTCTACGATTGGCTTTAACTTCTCGTTTTCTATCTTTAGTCCTTCATACAAAGATTTAAACTCCTCTTTTTCTTCAAGTTGTTTTGTTTCCTGAAGTTTGAGGTTTTCTTTGAGTTCATTCAACTCGGCTTCTGCTGATTGGCTTCTTTGTCGGTACTTCTTGCTTTCTGCAATTAAGTTTCCAACTTCATTACTTACTTCCTGTGTAGGAGTTTCTGCTACTGCTTGTTCTTCTACTATTACTGTTTCTTCGGACATACTGCCCTCCTGTGTTATTTACCTATTTTAATGGTGATAGGTTTGCTTTCATATTTCTTTACATTCCTATCAACAATCTTTTGTAAGAATAATGCAGAACTATCTCTATTCTTACCACTTAAATCTGCTATGACATACCCTTTATCTTCATTGGCTTGTACAATAGTTCCATTCTCAAATACTAATGTGGCTCTATCTCGTTTGCCTTCAGGTCTAATTCTTCTTGCTGTTTCACCACTTAATAACATGGTTACTCTATCACTCTTTCTAAACTTTCCTAATGCACCAGTTGCTTTCTTTGCTGCATATTCTTTTGACTTATATTTAAAAATACCATTCTGCATGACACCTTTGTTCATGTCTTTGACAATCAATCCTCTTGCATGAGAAGCCAATTGTCCATAATTCGTCTTAGTAAAGTTGGCTATATCTTTAGCTTTCATTATACTGGTATCCATTCATGTCTGCAATTAAAGCCACCACCATCTGCAAAACTTACTGGTGTAATACTTTCTATTTCATCTGCTGTTAATCCTTCTCCTTGCAATGCTAAGGTTTCAGCACATACATCTCGTGTTACTTCATCATCAGGACCAATATATTCAAACTTTTGTTCAGGCACATCTTCAAATAGCTTTGCAGTAGTCGTTCTTGTAAATCGTGCAAAACTATCATTTAATAATGCGACTTGTTGTTTACTACTTAATGCTCTACCTACTCCATAGGTTTCGGTTAGTCCTTCCATAATACTTGAAGAACTTTGTCCAGTAAGCAATCCTCTAAACATAGCAGTCTTTAATTCATTAGCATATCGTGTTACTCCTGCAGATATAGTTGTTAAGTCTAGTATGCTTAATATCTCTACTGCTTGAACTGCAGTTGCTGCTTGTCTAGTTCGTTGTGTTGCTTTCAATAGATCAAAACTTTTAATCGCATTTTTATCATATGATCCTTTTACCTTAGCTAACAATGCAGGAAATCCTAAAGCATTTAACTCATCTACAAAGTTAATCTGCTTGAATGCTGTTGCTAATCCTGCATCATCTAATACAGTTAATCCACCTAACACCTTCTCAATCTTTTTAAGAAGTTGTGTTTGGATTTTTTCCATATCTTTTTTATAGAAGTCTAAGTCAGCCATTATTCTTGTGCATTAATGATTTGATCTATTAAAGTTCCTTCAGGTGTTTCAGGTGCTTCAGAATCTATCTGCTCTACAATACCTTCTATCTCATCATCTTGTAAGTCAGGATTCTTCTTTCGTAGATAACTCTTTCGTGTTTCTAGGTTGTTCTTAAATGCCCAGTCATAGTATTTGATTTCTTCATCACTACTCATTGGCACTTCTCGTTCAGTAAAGTCTATACTAAACTGATCCCCTAACTGAATCCCACCTGATACTTCACAGATTCGTTGTGCTATTCTAAATTGTTGTTTCTCAAAGGGTCTATAGATTTGTTCTATATCGCTTCTTAGGGCATCTTGTAGATCAATCTCACTCATCTTCTTAGATAGCCCTGACTCTTGCCCCTTGTTTGTCCAGTTGATTCTGACATTGTTTGCTTGTGCAATACTATCTACCATATACTTCGTAGAATCAATCATAGCTTGGACATTGGCATTCGGTGTTGCATAACTAAAGTTAGCCCCTTCAGGTAATACTAATGCCTTATCTTGCCCCATAGTGATTCGTTGTTCGGTATCTAATCCAGTAAATACTGGTTGTCCTAATTGGAATCTGCCATGCAAAGCTAGTTCGGTAAGCATAATGTTAATACTTCTCATACCATCTACTAAGTCTGATGCACCTTCTCTAAAGAAATCTCTAGTGTATAGATGTCTATGTCCAATAGTAAATGGTATTACATCACCATAAGGATTTCTATCTCCATCTACAATAGAAGTAATCTTACCTCTACTGCTAATCATAAAGTGTTTCCCTTCCATATCTTCTGTGTCTTTACTCCAAAACATATACTGTGCATCTTCTGATCGTGCTTGTAGTTGGCTTTCTGCCTGATACATAATAGCAAATGGCTCATCTTCGTTTGGTTTAAAGAATGGCACAAAGAAATGGATTGGTCTATACTTTAGTTTCTTTTGAGATTCGTCCCAATGAGTATAGAGTGCTTCAGTACCTAAGAGATAAGTCAGTTGCTCAAATTGTTTCATGAACGAATCAAAGTCCCCTATGACATCGTTATACTTATCATTGAATCGTACTGGTTGTTGTTGATATACCAATGCTCTACGACTTATAATGTTTCTTACAAGGTTAATATACATTGGTGGAATAGCAGATAAGGATTCACTATCAAAGTATTGTTTTAAATCATGTTCTAAGTTTACCCCTTCATAGTAGTCCAATAATCGTTCTCTTTCTTCCATCTGATTATCGTAACCTTCTTCTATTGTTTCCATCAATAGCTTATGTAGCATTTGTTCTGTTAAATTATAAATTATCATGTTTCGTACCTTTTATAAAATTTCTGTTCTTCGGTTTCCATATATCTGTCTTGGAAGTCCTTGATTAGTTGTTGATTTAATTCGTCCTCTTTTATACTTAATCGATGTCCCCACATCATAGCACCTGTCATGCTTAAAATAATTCCTACACATAATCCTAAGAAAAACATTACCATTGTATTGCCTTTGCTTGTCCCTTGAATCCATATCGGTATTCAATAGGATACATTAATCCATCTAAAAAGTGAGATAAGGTTTCAGTCTTTAACATCTGTCCATTCTCTAGTGTGCATAGTTCTAAATCTCTTATAGTCTTAGTGCATTTAGGATTAATAAATAGCTTATGTTTCCCAGTAGCATCTTCTAACATTCTATTCAAAGCATTCATTCTGTCCTTCTGTGTAGGATTAGCTTTCTTAGCTATCACAGTAAACCCTGCTTCTTGCAATATCTTATGGTCTGACTTTGTGCTATTAGAAGTTCTTGCCTTACCTGCTGGGTCAGGATATACTGGTAAGCCCCTACCTTTAAGCTGCATAAGTTTAGCCAATTCAAAAGTATTGCTATTCTGTAACCCAATCTCATCAAATACATAGACTTCCCCTGCTGTATTCTCGCACATTAGGATTGCAGTCATGTATGATGCAACCCCAAAGTCAATTCCCCAAAACATTCTTGGACTCTTTTCCATTACTCTACAATGAATATCTCTACTAAAGTTATAAGCACATCTATTCGCTGCAGTTAAGAATGATGCTTCATACTCTTGTTGGAATGTTCGCTTATCTAAATTCTTTTTGGCATTCTCTACTTCTTCTTCAGAAATAAAGCCACCATCTAATGTGGTGAACTGCCAACTCTTATAATCACTATTTTCTGATTGTCCTTTAACGAACAGATCATAGAAGTGGTTTAATCCACTTGG